GGATCAGCTCTGGCTTGGAGAATATCAAGGGGGGTAAGTCAAAGAGTACATAATAATGGGCGGTTTTTTAAAGTGTGGGCGGTTTTTGATTTGGGTCGATGTACATTTTTTTCCGATTTGGTTCGGATTGGCTAGTCGCACGCCTTGTTATTTGTCCAGAAACTTCCGTTTGATGGTAGAGAACTCCTGTGTAAGTTGGTCTAAACCGTCTTCTAAGCGGCTTACTTTGCTATAAAACTGATCATGTACATTGGGCATCTTTGCACTCATATACCATTCCACATACCAGATACTCATTAATTCACTTTCCTGAAGGTTAAAATTTGGATAAGTGGGCTTATCTGGGTTATCTGAGCATAAAACGACAAAGCCTTGATCAAAACGGTTCTTGACCCTCTTTAAATAGGTCATGCCTTCAGTGTCTACTACGATGTAGATGCGTTCATCGGGTATATACTTCCATTCTGACCGCTCTACAGACTTAACCACAACATAACCGCCATCTTGCAAGGTAGGTGCCATACTATTGCCTTTAATGCGTATACAGAGGTGATTCCCTGCCTTAAGCATATGGTTAGGTAGCTTTATAACGTCTTCAGAGGTTAATTCTTCCGTGTTTACATATCCACCTCCAGCAGCGGCCTTTATGTTTGTAATGGGTATAACCTCGTTGTTCGTTATATCGACAGTTATCACTATAGGTTCTTTATAGTGAAATTCAGAAAGTACATTTTTTTTAAAATATGTACTTTCTTCGTCATTCGTCACATTTAGGTCACCCCTTTGGGTAACGTTTAGGTCACTCCCCTTTATCATTTCACCTTCTCCGGTAATCAGCCAATTCACATCTAGGTCACTGTAAGTATCGACAACTTTCGAAATCCACTTGCTTTGAATGTCAGTTCCATTCTTAAAAGCACGCGATATCGCTCCATTGGAAGCCCCAATAGCTATTTCGAGTTGCCGAGTGCTGATTTTTTTCGACAATATGTAATCTTGTAACCTGTTGATTATCTGTGACATAAAAAAGAATGTCGATTCTTATCTATTTTTGAGGTTGCATATATAGAAAATTATCTACATAATTGTAAACGAGTTCGCTAATTTATTAACCCATTTACAAATATGGCAAAAAAAGACTACTACACCAGACCTCTTAGAATTCCAGCTAGTTTGGTCGCCTTCGTACATGACACTTCTGACGGTGCAGTACGAACATCTAAATCACTCAATAACAATGCTGGTCAGCGGTACCAGGCTACCGAGGAGGAAATAAGAGATGCTATTCTCGGTATCAAAGAAAAAACCCTCGAGGAGTCAAAAGCCTAACCCAACCTATCATTAGAACCTGAATACTCATGCCGAAGCCGGTTAATGACATATTGTATATACCCTTTCAGGTAATAGTTGATTTATCACTCAACTCTGAAGGAAGGATCAGGAACCTTATTTCACAAGGTCATCCGAACTTCCAGGCTATTCCCGACCCTGAAGACAAGAGACGCAAGCTGATTAAATACGATTCACTAAACCAGAAATACAAAGATGCTATCACTACTAATATTGGCGATCCTTACGCTATCGTCCAGAGCGAGAAAATCCAAAGAGAAGCGCAACTCTTAACCCAAACTAACCATCGTGATATCTCCGAATTCTGGGAGATTGATTTCAACGAGCACAAAGCCATTCAAGAATTAGACTTTTGGGATCGCACCGATCCGAAATTCCCTTTGAAGGTGATTGAAATTGCGAAGGCATGTGCTATCTGTAAATGGTTTCAGGATGTGAAGCCTAGCAAGGTGCAGCAGTATGGTTACGACTCTAAGCCAGCCCTTCAGGAAGCTATACAAAATCATGACCAGGTTAAACCTCGGTTAGATGATGAAGGCAATAAGATTGGAGGCATGCAATTCTTTTGGTCTGCTAATTTTAGACACTTCCAACGCGCCTTTACAGCCTACAAAAATGAGGGATGGATTGGACTTGTACCAAAGAATTTAGGCCAACGGAATAACGTCAAAATAGAGACGGAACAACAGAAGGAAACACTGACCCGACTGTTTGCAAGCTGGCAGAACCGTGACCTTGTATGGGTTGCGGACGAATACAACAAAATAGGCAAGCTGTACGGCTGGCCAGAGATAAGTGAACGAACTGTACGCAACTACGCCAAGGATGAAGGCATACAGGTGCAGGGGACGGCCTTCAGAAACGGTACTAAAGGCTTTCGAAACCAAGTGCTTCCGGTCATTCACCGCGATAGACCTTCGCGCCCTGGTTACTTATGGGAAGGTGACGGTTCACCTTGGGAGCTCTACTTCAAAAAGGTGCAATACAAGGACGGTAAGAAGAAAACCACCTACTGGAATAGAAAGGTAGTCTACCTTATTACGGATGCCTACAATGACCTACCTGTAGGCTGGGCAATCGGTGAAACTGAGAGTGCTGAGCTTATCCTTCAGGCGTGGAAAAATGCCATTCTAAACACAGGCATGATGCCTTGGCAAATAAGGATGGACAACTTCGCCAAAAAGACCCTTCAGGACTATTATGAGAAGATTGCCGTCTACTTTACACCTGCTGGAGTAGGTAACCCAAGAGCGAAGCTAATTGAACAAGTGTTTTCGCGTTTTTCGGGTACAAGAATCCTTAAGCAATACCCGAATTGGAGTGGCTGTAACATCACCAACAGAACCGAAAGCAATCAGCCTAACCGCGAATTTTTGGACAGGGAAAAGGCCGAGTTCCCCGATGAGGAAATGATCATCCCACAGATCAACCATAGCCTTAACGAATTCAGACAGGCTGTTATCAAAAAAATAGGAATGCCTCGCTTTGAAAGCTGGATTGAGGCATTGAAAGAAACCCAAAAAGTACGCATAGCCGGACACCAAGAACTGATTGACATTTTCGGAGTCTACAGGCGCGACACTTACCAATTTACCAACGAAGGTTTGACCATGATTATCAATGGTGAAGAACGCCACTGGATGAACTGGCAAGACACCGATGAGAAGGTTAATGAATACATGGAATTGTATGGTGCACGTGAACTCCGAGTGAAATATTTACCGGAGGACTTGAACGTGATTAGAGTGGATCACCCAGTCCGCAAAAAGACCTATTACCTACCTATTGATGTGCATGTGCCTGGTTGCATTATGGACATGAAAGATCGCCCTGAAGGCCGTCATCTGCTTTATCAAAAACTAAGATTCCACAAAGCACTCACAGGTGAAGTAGTAGCCCGTCACGAAAAGACAATTCAGGTTACGGATGACATGATGGTTCAGACTTCTGTAGAGGCTCAGGGCATATTAAAAAGCATGTTCACACTTGACGGCACGAATAAAGGCTACCTGAACGATGCCAAGAACTTTATGAAAAGCCTGGACACGACAATCGAGCGCGCGCACGAGGAAGATGATTTATACGACCATGCAATTGATGAGGGTGAGGAACTGACAGTGAGCGGTTCATTAGACGATGATTTATACGATTAAAATGAGTGATATGACACAAAGAGACCAAGCAGAACAATGGCTAAAAGCTTTTGAAGCGGCCATTGACAATGACAACAGATCGAGAGCGATTGAGCTCGATGACATTAACCAGGAATCGCAGATAGACTGGGACTTAATGCCACCATCAATGAGCAAGAAGTACGATGAATTAGTGGATCGCTACATCGATCTAATTCAATACGCATAATAAAGCCTGATAGCAGCAACTACCAGGCTCTGAATATTTGACAATTAAAACTGTAAAAATTATGATCGTCACCGACAAAGATAAGGAAAACATCGCCAGTAAGGTGAAAGAACGCAAGGCACAGTTCAAAATGAGCCTTGACCAAGTGGGCAATCAGGTTGGAGCCAACAAAAGCACGGTGAACAAGCTAGTTCACGATGATGAGAAATGGCGCACTGAAAGCGTAAGCGAAGACATGTGGGTAAGGTTTGCCAATTGGGTAAACTACGACTTTCATGAGGAAAGCTGGAAGATTCATAGAGGAGCGACCAACTTTAAACGCTATTACAACATGTGTAAGCATGTCTCGGATGCCAGCATTATGCGAATCATCTCCGATAGGTTTGGCAAGGGCAAATCAACCGCTTTAAAAGCCTACCAGTTCGACCATGCTAACCGCAGTTGGTACTTCAAGTGTCACAAAAGTTGGACGCAAAAGGTACTTGTAGGCCAAATTAAGAAAGCACTCAACCTAACGGGAGGAGTTCAGAACACTTTCAGCACACTGGAAGAAATCGCGGATCACATCATGAGTATTAAGCACCTGAAGCCAGCGATGTTTTTTGACGAATACAACCGCATGCCTGAAGGCAGCAAGGCCCAAATATTCTCGCTCTACGAAATGACTGAGGGGGCTTTGGGAATCATCCTTTGCGGTGGCGAGAACCTTAAGGTTGAGCTTAAAAGAGGGGTTAACAATGCCCGTCAGGACTGCCAAGAGATATATGACCGTGGCGGTGCAAAATACCTAGTTTCTAACCCATTACTGGAAAAGGAAATGAAGAGTGATATAACGGCCATATGCGAATTGAACGGCATCACTTCACCAGAAGTGATCCAAACCCTGATTAACAACTTTACCGGAAGCTTTAGAGAAGTGAAGGCCGGAATAGATGATTACAAAAGAAAACTAAGCAAAGGAGGTACAAATGGCTAGTTACGTTCGCACAAAGTACACTGAAAAGGCCATTCAAATGTATGCCAAAAAGAATAGTCTTTCAGAACCTTGGTGTTCGGCCAGTGAACGCCTGTTTCTCCTCTACTATGGAGACGATGTAAAAGTGATAGAAGCTCAATTAAAGAAAGGGGGTAAAAATGCATAATGAACGAAATAACCTATTAGCCTTCAGCAAGAAGGTAGAGGAGCTACGCACTGCTCAAAAGGCCTACTTCAGGGCTCATGAAATGAAGCTCGATGCACACTCAAAGCTGATTGAAGCAAAAAAGATCGAGGCGGAAGTTGATAAGTTGATCCGAGACATCGAAAAGGATCACAAAGAAGCCAATCAGGCCAATTTATTCGAACCAGTATTAAGGTCGGTAATAGTGAAATCGGGCTTAACAGACCCGAAAGAATTAGCGGATCTCTATGGCCAAAAGGTAGCAATAGAATGGCTGAATAATGACGAATCATGTTGGGTGCCTCAAGATGGTAGAGTCAACGCGATTACAATTCGAATGGCCGAAATGAGCAGAGTAAGAAATATGGCCATCAGAGATGGAAAGGAGGTTTATCATGGCTAGAGTATTAGGCGTAATGGACATCTACAACAAGAACTACAAGGTTCTAGAGGAAGTAGACCCTTGGGTTATCGATGCCCTTGGCAGATTGCCAGACCCGTTCCACATCATTGTAATAGGCAAGCGAAAAAACGGCAAGACAAGCTTTGTAATGAAGCTTTGCAAATCGCTGGCCAAGAAGTACAAGATATTCTATTCCTCTCGAGAGGAAGGTGACAGTGTTACCATTCAGGACGCATACAAGCGCGTGGACATGAAGGAAGTGGCTGGTAAGATGTTTCTAGGGGATGGATTCAGCTTTGAAGAACTGGTTGAAAAACTGAAATCTACCTATTATAAGATAGTGGTAATCGATTCACTCGATTACATGAAGCTGACCAAATTACAGTATCAAACATTGATTGAAACCTTCCCTCGCAAAAGCTTCATCATCATTTGTTGGGGTCAGAAGAAAGGCCGTGACTGGGTAGCCGATGACTACTTCGGTAACAAAATAGCCTTTATGGTGGGCGCAGTGGTAGGTATAGCGGACTTTAAGACCGATGTGATTGGCCGATATGGTCCGACTGATGAATACGTGATCTGGGAGAAGAAACCTTCCAAAGGAACTCAATTAAATCTACTGTCATGATAAAGCAAAGCGCATTTATAGCCTTAGATAATGAGATATGCACTATTCTGGACATTGAGCAGGAACGCCTGTTTTGGCTCAGGATGGAATCCGGCTGCGTATTCCTGGAACACTGGATAGGCACTGAATTGATAGAAGAACGGAAGCTTATGGAACAGCTTCCAGACTTCTGGGCATGGTGGATGCAAGTATGGCATACCACTGATTTACGCTTTGCCAACCGCTTTAAGGGACGCAATGCAGACATGAAGGTTTATACGGCTATTCACAACCCTAAAACCTTAGCGTACCGCCCTAACAGGGTGATCATGGAGGGCTATCATCGCCTTATCAAAAAGCAATCTAACCAACCTTTAACCAACCAATTATGAAAAGAAATACGGCCTACGGCATTGTAAAGCTTCAGCGAATGGTAGTCGCTGAACGGCAAAAGAGGTTGAACGCCCTTGATCAAGACAAATGGTGTTATCCATTGCGCGATCAACGCGAACAAGAGCTTCAGGAAGCCAAAGAGCAATTGAAAGTATACGAGGATCAATACCAGCACTTGGCTAGTAAGGATTTAACCGAACTGTATACGAAAAGGAAAACGCTCAGTGTAAGAATTGACTCACTAGCCAGCTATGATCTGGACATGGAAGAAGGTTTGATGATTATAGACAGGGACATCAAATTAATAGAAACCGAAGCCCAAACCCTTGGCATAGCACTTAACCCGATTTTACAATGATTGTCGTGGGAGTAATGATTTTAGTGGCCTTGGTAGTTTCATTATATCCAAGGCCATCAGCCCCTACTCAAGGCCATGATGATCCGCCTTGCATCTGTGAACTCTATAAAGAGAAGTTTGACTGTGATGGCGAATGCCTGAACAAGCCAAACCTCAATGATTGGCCTCCGTGCCGATGCTCAAAAGCACTTAGAAAGTGTGATTTCAACTGCAAACATTCAAACGATTTATAACTAAAAACCCTTTTAAAATGAATACAGAAACAATAGAAAAAGCCCCTGAATTTGATCTTTCAAGCATTCCAGCAGATGTGTTGGAACGTGCCCTGGAACAAAAAAAGGAAAAGGAACGCAAGGCTGCGGTAAAAGCCAAAGAAGCGTATGAAACTAGCAAATTCAACCTAGTGGAAGCACTCTTTGCAAACGCGGTGAGCATTCACATGGACATGGTGGAATTCAAACGAGAGGCCACAGAAAAACTCAACGATTTCTATGAGCAACTGAAGGAGTACGGTGATGTAAGGTCTGACAATAAAGGCACTTTCACCATTTGGAACGAAGAAAATACGCATGGTGTGGAGTATTGCAACCACCGAGTATTCAGCTATGATGAACGCGCAATACCTGCTGCACAAAAGATTAAGCAATGGTTAGAGCAAACGGTCAAGAAGCGTGATAAGAAGGCTTACAATATGATTTCTAAGCTACTGGAGAAAAGCAGAAACGAGGATTATGACCCGAATAACATTGCGAAGCTGTACAGCATGGAAAAAGAAATCGGTCACCCACTGTTTACGGCTGGCGTGGAAGGCTTTAAAGAAGCCTGGACAGAGAAGTCTACAAAGCATTACATCCGCTTTCACCAAGTAGATGCTGAAGGTGAAAAGCTCACCGTACAATTAAACTGGAGTAACATTAAAAGCGAATAATTATGAAAACATGGTATCAATGTACTGTAAAGTACACTAAAGAAAACGACCAAGGTCATACAAAAATAGTGACCGAAAAGTATGTGTGTGATGCACTATCATTTACAGAAGCTGAGGCTAAAATTTACGATGAGATCGGCCAGCGCGTAATGGGTGAATTTCAAGTAACGGCCATCACGAAAACCCAAATCACGGAAATATTTGAGTATGACGATGCAGATCAGTTCTACCAAGCCAAGGTATGCTACTCTGCTGTTGATATAGACAGTGGCAAGGAAAAGAAGATCACCAATGTGATGCTTGTAACCGCCCACTCTGTAGATGAGGCGCACAACAGGGTGAAAGAGAGCTTGAATAACATGCTGGTAACGTTTACCGTGCCTGAAGTTAAAGAGAGCCCAATATTAGAGGTTTTTCACCATATCCAAGGAGGTAATAATGAATAGCGAGAATCCATTAGAGCATGTAAAAGCCCAAAAGGAAGCGGCTTCATTAATCGACCAGTGGGAGCGCATTGTGAAAAGCACAAAGCAAGAGGTACTGACCGCTACAAACGCTCAGGTAAAGAAGATAGCTCAAGGTAGACTTACCTTCTTTGAGTCAACGCTAAAGCACCTTAGAGGTGTACAGAAATAAGTATTTAACTATTTTAAAAACAGAATGATGACAGACGATTTAAAAGGAACTATCGAAATGATCTTTGATAGCGAAGTATCAATATCTAAAAGTGGAGATGTGAAAATTAGCACCACAAATGCGCTGAATAGCGTTGACTTACAGGTTCTGGGAAGTGCTGTGGGACTGGCCGATGAAGAGGGTTATAATGCAATTTTAAAACGCTCAGGTGCTGGCATGTCGCTTCACTTGCTGAAGGCAGAATTAGAAGAAGCTTAAAAAGTACTCTCACTGTATGTGTAGGCATAATCCGGAGCAATACTGGCAGTGAGACAATGATTAACAAATACCCAAATATGGAAGTACACGAGCTTGACGAAGGGCTGAGATACCTTTCTACCAGAATAGGCGAAAGCTTCAGTCTGGTAATACTTACTACTCCAATCAGTGATTTAACGATTTGGGAGCATGAGCAACTATTAGATGACAAAGTAAAGGCACTGAACAATGGTGAAGTTTAGCAACGGAAAACGGGTTTACACCGAAGCCGAAACCAAGATGATCGGTAAGATAGTTCACTATTTGAGCCTCTTGGGCTACGTGAAAAAGGACGGTACAGCTGACAATGCCCGGATCAATGAGTTTATCCAGAACATTGGATCGAACAACCCAAGAAAGGTGATCTTACCTTTTCTGTTTGAAAAGGAATTGAAGCCCATTGTTACCCAAGTGGAAGCCCGGTACCGGAACGAAATGGCCAGAAAAAAGAAAGCCAATGTTTGACCTTAACGCACAAATAACATTCTGCAAAAAGCGCGCAGCTCTGGCCGATCAGGACAGTGAAATGTTTATGGCCATTACCAAGAGCCTGTACAAGCTGGAGGCCGAAAAAAAGGCTACACCGCACTATCAAAGCTTTGTTGATGCCTACTTCCAAATGAGGGAAAAGAGAGGATCAAAACCTCGATGGTCGGGTAAGGCTGGCGAAACCATGAAGGCCATTATTGCCTACTTAATATCCTTACCTAAAGCAAATGGCAGCGAAGATAAAGCGCTTTTGTTCTGGCAGTACATACTGGATCACTGGGATGATCTGACTCCCTACCTAAAGGGGCGCGTACAGATAGGCCAGATTAACGAAAGCATCGAAGAAATTATAGACCGATTAAAGCATAAGCATGAAAACACCAAAAGACCTTCATCCGCAACCAAAGCTGAACCTGGACGAAGTTTTGGCAAGCTCTGAAGAGCACTTTTCAAAAGAAGAAATTGCCGAAATGATCGACTTGGCCATTACCAAAAAGAAGCAAGCCGAACACAGACAGAAGTACTGGGAGCAATTGCAAGAAGAGCCTAAAATCGTGAAGCTCACGGCTAAAGAAATGATGAATCACTTCTTGCACAGCTACAAAGCACATAATGGTGAAGGCTTTGTGATAGACGATTATACGCGCCCAATCATTGAAGCTCTTTGTCTGTACTTTACAAATGACCCTAGGTTTGAGCGGTTAAACGATGGTTACAGCTTGAACAAAGGAATATTGCTTCAGGGCAATGTGGGTTGTGGAAAGTCTTCTGTAATGCACGTATTCCAGCATAATCAAAAGCAAAGCTTTGTGTTTGCGCGCTGTGTAGACATAGCTCGAGAATACAGCAAGAACGGTTACAAGATGTTTGATATGTATGTAAAACCTCGCTACAACCATATTAAAACGGCCTTCTTTGGCCAGACAGAATTAGCCTGGTGTTTTGACGATTTGGGATTTGAAACCGAAGCCCGGCACTTTGGAAAAGCCTCCAATATTATGATTGAAATACTGGACACGCTGTATGCTGACAACAAAATGAGAGGCATGGCACACGTAACCACCAACCTTACTGCTACAGATATTGAGAGCAATTACGGTAACCGTATAAAGAGCCGAATGCGCCAAATGTTCAATGTAATTGCCTACGCGCCTGAAGCTCCGGATAGAAGAAAGTAGAAAAGTTAACGAAAACGTTTATATTTGCTCTTGCTAACACGATGCAAGAGCAATCTTGAATCTTTTTATTTAACAATATAGGAAGCCCCCTATACGGTGTCCCCGAGGAAACAAAGGGAAATCCGACTCTTGTAGTCGTGTTAGCACACCTAAGTAGTGGGGTTTTCCTTGTTTAACAACTTTTCGACATGCTAACAGAAAAGAAAGCTGGCAACTTACTGCCACACATTTACACGTTCAATCCTACTGATCAAAATGTAAGAACAGTACTGATGAACAAACAGCCCTACTTTTGTGCAAAAGATGTCTGTGATATTCTTGATATCAAGAATAGCCGTGACGCACTTGCAAAACTTGATGATGATGAGAAGGGGGTGTCGGTTTTAGCTACACCCTCTGGTGATCAGGAAATGCAAGTGGTGAATGAGTCAGGATTGTACCATCTTATTTTCAAGAGTAGAAAGCCTGAGGCGAAAGTTTTTCGCAAATGGGTAACCAGCGAGGTACTTCCACAAATAAGGAAGACTGGGCGCTATACGCCTACGGTGGTAAAGCGCATGCAAAAGGTGCATGATGCAAGGCAAACACCGTTTCAGCTTGTACAGCTCAATGGTTGTAATGTGAAGAGCATCCATATAGAAAATGTGGATTGGTACAGCATTAACGATATTCACAAGGCCATTGGCGTTTCTACCGAATGCATGACCAAGGTGAAGCAATTTCCCGATTTATGCTGTAAAATTAGGTTTCATGGCAATACCATGCCGGCATGGTGTACTACCAGAACTGGCATGCAGTTGATACTGAGCGGTAGCCGATTCTTGAACCATAATACCGATAAGCTTACGCGCATTATGAACCAGCCTTTGGTTTCGTTATATGAAACAGGGAGGTAATTATGGCAACATACTCAACGGAAAGCCTGAAAGTACTTTATAACGAAGTACAGCCAGAAGAGCTCTTCCATATTTTGGACGAACTGATGTATGATTATGCCAGGTATGCATTGATGGCGAATGAACCGCCCAGTGAGGCCGCTGCTGGTCACTTGTATTACCTGAAATTTATTAGGGATACGCTTTGCCAGCCAGCTTAAAATGAAAAAACCCCGGGACGACAAGACCGGGGTTTTTTGTTTGGATTCAAATTTAAATCTAAATTAGAGAAAAAACACACAATATCACATTTATGGGCTTTGTAATATTCATTGTAATCCTTCTACTTTTTCTGATTCTAATTTCTAATGGGTCTTCTACACAGACAAAGTCTAATTCGAAGATCAAAATTGAAAAGCCAAGTCTCAAGGAAATAGGCATGTATAATATGGAACTAGCAATTCGATACTGGGACTATGGCAAAAAAGATATTAAAAAAGACGAAGAGGTGTATTGTAGACTTATGACTCTTTGGAATGAAATAATAGGGCTGGCCGCTCAAGCCAGAATGGCAGAGTTAAAAGGATGTTTAGAGGGGAATTTTGATGGAGGTGTTTATAAAATTTACGGACTTGAAGAATACGAGGTGTATCATGAAGAATTTCTCAAATTCATTACACCTTTCAAGAAGGATTTACTTGATATGGCTAAAATAGCTAGAAGAGTAGAAACATCAAGAAACTATGAGCTATCAGAAGATGAACAGTTATTAAGAAGTAAGAAATTTATGATTTTTTTTAATAAGCTTAATGATGAAAAGTTGTTTGATAGTTTCTATAAAGAACAAATCTCAACACATTTTAAAAACTCGGAAATTGATTTGTAAACGATTCCGTTATCGGAATGCTGCAATATAATCCGTTTTTTTGCATTGATGTCATTCTTTGCACCTGAAATCACCGTTTTTATAGGCAATCTAAAGGAATTTAGCAAGGTGCATAAGGTGCGCGTAATGAGCGGTTGGCGCGAAATTACGGACACTTGCCGTATTTGGATGCCCCGAAACATTAGGGTAAAACAAGATGACAGCACTCTTACCCAACTGCCCAATGTAATTAAGAAGGGCGACCCAGTGGTAATTGTGGCAGGCTACAAACCTAATAAAAGGGTAGAGTTTAGGGGCTTTGTGCGCTTGGTTAAAAAGAACATTCCTATTGAAATTGAATGCGAAGATTACGGCTATTTGCTTACGCTTGATACCTTTAACAAAAGCTGGAAGGGCGTAACCTTGCGCCAACTGGTGAATGAAATTATAGCAGGGCCCAACCTGAAGGCTTACACCGAAAAGGGCTTTACATTCAACCTAGAGGTATTAGACCAAAACTTGAAGGATGCCTTTGATTTTACGGCAAAAGATGCCACACCGCTACAAATACTGCTAAAACTGAGGGAACAATTTGCCATTACTACTTACTTTAAGCATAGCCCCGATCTGTTGGTAAAACCTGTTTTAGTGGTTGGCTTTAGTTACACTGGCATTGTTCAGCCCAAAAAACCTATTTTAAGAACGGGGCTAAACGTAATAGACTGGAACTTGGAATACCGCTTGGCTGAAGACGTACGGTTAAGGCTAAAAGGCATAATAAACCGCAAAAACGGACAAAAGCAAATATTTGAAGTGGGGGATCCGGATGGCGTGGTACAGACAAGAAATTTTGATGGCAGCATAACCGAAGCCATGGCCAGGGCCAGCTTGGAAAAAGAACTTACCGACAAAAAGTACGATGGGTTTTATGGAACGCTTTCCACTTTTGGAGTGCCCTATATTAGGCACAGCGATACCGTTGTAATTGAGGATCCTATTTACACTCAAGAAAATGGTAGGTACAGGGTAGAAGCTACAGAATGGGTTTTTACTGAAGAACCAAGGATTACCCGAACTTTAACCATGGGCGAAAAGGTATCGGAATGAGGAATAAAGAGACAATGGCCAAAAGAAACGAAGACCTCGCCCAGGACTTTAATAAATTCTACAAAGAAGCTGATGATCATGCCACAGCTGCTGCACGTTTCAATATTGCCTGTAGTAAAACAGCCGCTAAGTATTATCTTAGTATCAAAAGGGTTCAGACTATACTAAAGAGTAGTTGAAATCCCCCTAGCCCCTCCCGAAACTTCGGGATACTAAGGGGGAATTAAATTGAATAAGGATTCTCACCCTCCTGATCTTCAGGTTCTAGTTTTTCAACCAGCTGCTTGCTTACCTCCAGCTTGGTATTTTCAGGATCAGACTTGACGTAATCTTTGTATTTATCGGTCGAGTCATCAGTATACTGGAATTGAAATTCTAAGATATGCACCGGAGCATTACCATGATCAGAGTCCAGTTCCCTGGACACAGCGTAAAAGCTTCCGAATAATTCCGATTCAATTGATAGCAATACCGTGCTAATGGCTCTAATGGTTTTGAGTACCACCATAGCCTTTGCCCTGTTTTGGCTGTTAGCCGCGCTGTCAGCATAGTTTGATTGCTCGATGTGGATTCTTACCCTATCTTCCACAGCGTCCACCTTGCGCCCTTTGTGTCGGAATAATGCACCGGGAAACTCGATGAACACGGCTGGCAGAAAATAGCCGTTTTCTTCCTTTTCGTATCGATACTGATTATTGAACAGTGCCACATGCTTTATAGGCTTTAAACCTAATCCCTCCATGTAGTTTTTAGCAGCTACACTCAAGAGCTCGTCTGATATTGCTAGATATATTTCGTCCATTATATACTCTTTAAGAATCTCAATTCCTTGTTGATTTCAAACTCCAACACCCTTTCCATCCTCCTGTTTAGAAAGGTAGATTTACCCATGAATTGGCGTTTTTCAATATTTTGATCAATTGTTCTGGTGAAGGATTTCTTCCGGTGCGATCGCACTACCTGAGCCTTGACTCTACGGCCATCTCTGGTATGTGACCTGCGCTTATGTTCCTTTACCGTATGTCCAGAAACATTTTGATTCACCTTGCCTTTAAAGCCTTCATTGTGCGCCTGAGCGTAAGGAACATCAGTGCCGACAAACACATGGTTTCTACCTTTCGACACCACTCTGATGGATCGTTTGAGCCTTCCCGTTTTCGTGAGCAATCGCCTTCGTTTCTTGTTTTTGTCTTTACCTCTTCGTTCTGGCCATGCCTCACGCGTTTCATCTTGCCAAGCCTGAAACCGAAATCGATCTTTATAGAAGCCTACAGCTGTACCGCCCACTAATGAAGGGGTACGTTTGTATACTCGGTTCAATGCCTGCTGAACCCTAAATGACTCTCTGTAGCTCATTGGCCTACACCCCTTTCCATGTTTCTGATGGCGTTTATGAGCATTTCGGTAAACTTTTCTTCTACCTCTGTACCGCCTTCCTTCAGGTTTTTGGTGTTCACAGTTATTCCACCCTCATTTAGGTTCTGAATATGTACCGTGAGGCTCTTTTGTTGCACTGCACTGCCTACCATTGCCGATATAGAAGAGCCTCCTGATCCATCAGGGGTTACAGTTCCATCTGGGTTTTCAGCACTAGGGTTTGTAGCCTTATTATGCGCTTCAAAGGCTTCTCTTCCTGCAAACATTCCAAGAAGATTTTCTTGCTCAGGTGTTAGTTTTCCGCCTAACGTCTTTTGAAGCTTCAGCTTACTATATAGTTCTGAATTGGCTGCTGACTGCTCTGCTAACCTTTGCTTAAAATCAAAGTCCTTTTTGGTCTTACCCTGCATGTAATATTCTACATCGTAACCCCTGTTTAATGAGTTCGTGATGTTATTGGTACGCATTTCAAGCTTTTGAATTTCATTAGCATTGCTCTGTAGCAGGTCTTGGTTTCTAAGCTTAAAGAGTTCCTTTTCTACACCAAGTAGCTCTTTTGCTTTGTCTATGGAAAGGCCAGTGGCCTTTCCGAACCTATCAAAACCAGTCGCTGCGTTTGGTAGTATCTCGAGAATCTTGTTTGTCAGTGTATTTAACTCCGACTGCCTATCTGCACCTTTCTTGATCGCCTCTTCTACATCAGCGTACTCTTTAAGTAATGGGTTTAGTGCTTTTTCTAAACCAAAGACTTTGTTTTTTTGCTCGTCAAACAACCTTCCAGCCCTGTTGTCTGAACCGAAAAGGCCACTCATAACATCAAAAAAGCCCAATCGAATACTATCAGTGAAGTCTTCGTAACTATGCCTCATGTTATTGAAGAACTTAGCACTATCTCCTTGAGCACTTGCAATCTTCTCTTCAAGCTCTAGCCGTTTCACTGTTCTTGCAATAAGAGGATCTGATAAATCAACCATATCTTTGAGGTTGAGATTCATGTCCTTAAACTTTAGGAGCATTCTTTCTCCCAAGTCCTCACCTGGGCCACCAAAGAGATCGGCTATTGCGGTTTGTCGGGCTTGGGTGTTCACTTCGCCCATTGCTGCTGAAACATCCCTGAGCACATCAAATACCTTTTTCTCACCGCTATCCAGTTGCCTCAGTATTTCATCACCACTTAAGCCAATGCCTTGTAATGCCTTTGCTGCCATTGGTGTCATTTCCTTCAACCTAATGCTGAATTCTTTTACAGCATCGATTGCTTTATCTGAGAATACACCCTCCTTTTTGCTCATTACCAATATTGACGTTAAGCCTTCAGCACTAACACCAGCTCCACGCATTTGGCTTGCATACTCCTTGATCTCTTGAAGGTCGAGCGTGCCGTTGGTAGCGATCAAACCAAGCTTGATGTTGTTCAAGGAATCTTCAATGCCTACTCCAGCATCCTTATACTCGCGGTGCATGGCGTTGGCTGCAAGGCTCAAATCTTTCACTTCAATGTTCATGACCTTGCTTAAAGCCATTACCTTGGAGGTTGTAGCGTCAAGTTCCCTTCCGGTAATATCGAAGGTAGCTTTAACCGTTTTTTGGTTCAGTTCTATTTGTTCAGACACTCGGAACATTTCTTGGCCAAGCTTGAAAGTGGCCGTACCCAGCGCAACTGCTGCACCAATGGCCAGTACATAAGGATTCTTGAGCAGTCCTCCGAGCCTGCCAAGGAATGGTACCTGGTCCTGAATTGCATCAAACAATTCCATGTTCTTCAGCTTGAAATTATCAAGCGATGGCATGGCCTCTTTAGCTCCTTTACTGAATGAATTAAAGTATTCCTTTGTCTTCAATCGCGCACTTTGTTGCAGTTCGTTCACTTGCCCCATGCGCTCTTTTATGCGGTTCAGTCCTCCTGAAAGTTTGTCTTTCAATTCGTAGAGTATCCCAATTCTTAAACCTCTCATAAATTACATTTTAAAAATCCGTATATTTGTACAAGCTCATCAGGAGCACTAGCACCACGCCTCACCCGTGTGATAGCCGCTAGGTTCTCTGGTGGGCTTTTTTTATAGTCTGTCCACATAGTGCAGCACTCCCTTTCTTTCTTTAGCCACTTGCCCCACTTCTGGGTCAAATGTTGTTGTTAATCTCAAAGATTTACCGTCCGGTTCTACCACTACTACCATTGGCTTATCATTAAAGAACTTGATGTATCGATAACCGAACTTGCCAGCCCGTTGCTTGCCTTGATGGTCTTGGCTGTACACTTCGTCTGGGTTCTGGATCACGTCCATGATATCCGCGCCAAGGTGGTATCTCTTAATGTGGTCACGCGCTTTTGCATCAAAGGTGATCGGCCTATCGAGCATATCCTTAACCGTGAACTTACCTTCAGTACCACCATTGTCTTTGTACCACTTTGCCCACTGATCATTCCATTGATCCTTATCGGTTAGTGATCGGTTAAGCCTTGGTAATCCACCCCTTTCATAGATGGTTTCCGCATCTTTCAAACCGTAATCCACGGCCTTCAGCGATGAGTAATCCTTTTTGGTGAAGTAGCTGTGGTCTTTCTTAATGGCCATACCATCAGCAGCTGCATTACCAAAGAATGGACTGTTACGTTTAACCGCGCCCTTGGCCACTTGAATGGCGTTGGCTCTTGGCGTTACTCTGCCAGAACGCATCTGCTGCACATCACATCTACAGTTGTGGTCTATTGGTGGCCAGTAGCGTGTCCAAAATGGATCATTAGCCGGAAGCGTTACTTTGTCAAGCCTGGCATGATCCGGACGGGTTCGATCATCATTCACGGCATCCCATCTCAATAGTGGGAATACGTCCTGATCATCGAGCACTTCCCAATACCTTCTTGACATTTGGCCAGTAGCTACCACGGTGTTGAATTCGGCCTCCATGTACCTCACGTTGTACTTTTCGTCTATCTTCAGGGCTTCCTTCTTGTAGTCGGAAAATACGCGGATCTCATTCTTATTGGTCACCAAGTTTGAAAGCTCTTTCATTTGCACTAATGACTTAGCTCCAGAGAAGGCAAACACGTTCGCTCTTATGAATGCAATGGCTGCGTGATCAGGTTGGTTATATCCCGTGAACTGTTTACTGAGTCCTTCAAATAATGCGTTTCCTGTACTGGTAACTAGCCTAGCAAATGATGAGGAGATCTCCTGACTATTATAGAAGTCATCGGCCAGCTGATCAAACGCCTGGCGTATTTCCTGTGTCTTCGCTTTGTCAATACTGGCCACTGGGTCATGATGGTGATCATGGCTGAAGTAGAGCTCTTCCAGTTGCGCTGTTATGTCCTCCGTTCGGATGGCTTGGAATTGAACGGAGGCTACTGCTTTCCCGTAGGCTCTGGTTTTGCTGGTTGTCCAGGAAAAGGATTGAACTGTTTACGGCCAACTATTTTAGCACCATACACTTCTTCAACATACTGCTCATCGATGTCGAATTGTTGAGAAACCCATGTATCAATTTCAAGCTGACTGTCCGCAAGTTTCAGCTTAGAGCTTTGGTCAAAACGATAGGCCATACCTTCTAGCGGATATCCCCAATCGATTAAGAAAGGGAATAGCTGATCATTGATTACGTGTTCAGCTAGGCGAATATCTGCCTTGGTAATATTGCTGGCCGTCCGTTCATGCACCTCCGACTGTGACTTAGAAGAGCCGTTGTCTGTGGTCATGGTCTGGCCGAGAATGATCTTAGAGTTTTGCTCATCTGCAAACTTGGCAGCCTGAAGGAATACATTGTAAGGGTCAGCTGAAGTATCGCTATGAATTTGAAAGTCGGTACCTTCAGGCAATACAGCACTCATAGAATTACCCATTGCCTTCAATTGGCTCTCGAGCTTATCCCAAACAGCATCATCACGGCTGTTCGTTTTGGCCGTTCTGGCTGGTATTCCAAAGATATCTTGATACCTACTCCAATGATTGACAGCATACTTTTTGAAAATGGTGAACCGTGAGCATGGAAGTAATAAGCCAAGATCACCAGTATCGATGATCATATAAAAACGATTGAAAGGTGGTTCATCGATGTAAACTAGATCATTCGATGATAGGTCTTTTCGTATGGCGCGCCATTCAGGTACAAAGTGCTCACGGTGGAAGCATCTGACTTTTTTAACTTCCCAAGCCAAGTCCTTACCTTCGCCCATATAGAACTTGACTGGAGAATAACCATATAGCACAGATTCAACTGTTAGCTTAATGAAGTCATAGAACCACATGCGGTCGAAGAGTTTGGCAGCGTCTTCGTTTACCTCATTGTTATCGATCTGGTAAACTTCGCCAGGCGTGTTCACCACATTCAATACTCTTGTTTGGCATACTGTCTTCAGGTGAGGGTCTAGCATGGCGTCATCGAAAACGTCCATCGCATAATCACGCCTTGGGTTCTCAATGTCGATAGCCGCTTGATGGGCATCTCTCCAAGTCTTTACTTCCACTCGTGAGAGGTATTTTGTGAGCCGTTGGAGCTTGATAAAAGCCTTGTCTTGCTCTTTTTTAGAAAGATGCGTTTTAAGCCCCTTTCGGCTCTCAACGTATTTCGCTACCATTCTGTCTATTGCGTTCATTTTAACCGATAATTAACCGTGTTGTCGTTGATAATTTTAGTAGTAATGAGATAGTGGAGTTCCACTATTCATTCTTATGCCCGGAGAGCTTACTTCTCCAGTGGTTTCGTTCACTTTCAATGGCCAGCCCGGAGTGATCATATCTTGTTGCACATCCTTGAAGAAATCCCTAGCCTCTTTGTACTGTTCATACCTGTCTTCAGGAACATTGCGCTTGGCAATTTTAGTAAAGAGAATATACAGCGTGAAGTAGATGGTGTATTCAACCAAGGTGATATCCCTGGTATCATTTTCTTCATCTCCAGCATCGGCCTCATTAATGGCCATGAACAAAGCATCTACATCGTACTTCCTGAGTAGGTACTTCTTAATCTTGGCGGTGGCCTTTCTTTCTGCCTGTCTCAAATTGGCCGTATCACCATCAGTTATTACTTCGAGCTCTTCAGCCCCAATGATATCTTCGTAGTCACTATCAAATACAAATGCTGTCATATGCTTAATCAATAAAGTTGTTGGTGTGCTTAATTAGCCTTATGCGGCTTAGATTGTTGACTGCTCTTTTGGCCAGTTCATAGAAACCACCCTCTAATGAATCGGGCGGATCATCAGGAGCTCCACTTCCTTTTTGGAATGCCAAAAGGCAGTCTACCAGTTTTTGAAAATCAGGGTGTGATTTGAACTTCTTATTCAGGAATACTCGAAGTCTCACGAAATAGGGCAATAGGTTATTTTCGATGCGATCGAACTTGTTACCCTTTGATCTTTTGTCAGGAAGGATATTCAGGTAGTAGCCTCTTAGCTCACCCTCTTGATCAAAGTCGTTCAAGAACATCTCTTGAATAAAGTTGGCTTCAATCATATAGGTCACATCCAAGTTCTGAAGCTTATCTTCATAGAGATCGTAGAGCCATTTAGCAGCTTCCGTATTACTTGTCTGTCTGTTGAAAGCTTCAAGGATGTGCATTTCCCTTCCAATCTGGCCAATGAGGTGCATGGACTTCAGGTCACCAGTGTCGGTATAAGAAAGATCACCATAGAGAATTAGAGCATCGTACTCTTCATAAGGTAATACATCAATCCATTGCAAGTATTCTGGCAAAAAGAGCTTTCCATCTTCAACCGGATTATTCATGTACTCACGCTCCCAATTCCTGTAGGTAGCGTTTGCTTTGATTCGCTTCCAGTAGGCATCGGGATAATTCTCTGGCCATGTTGAATGATCCTTTTTATCAACGGCATTCACCATTGATATTTTTGTATCCTTCATCTTACCGATCTCCCCAATGATGGTGTCTATTATTCCATCCTTCACCTTTCGGTTATTGCTGATGACCATGCGCTGGCGGTCTTTATCCATTGCCGCTTTCGCATTGTTCAAAATGTTGTCAACCGCCTCCTGAGTAAGCACTTTGTTACGTGCTTTCTTTCTGTTATCAATATCATCAACTGACCAATAGTCGAAACGATGAGGCCCATTCGACATACCTGCTGGGTCTTGGACGTAAGACATAGATTCGAATGCTACTCCTTTGGTAGTAGTAAAACCACCCTTCGCCCAATCACCGTGAGAATATTGAACCCCAAAGTCATTAATGATCTTTTGGTTTTTGCTCAGTTCTGCCTGAATGGATTTTAATAGCCTTGCAGCTTTTGGTTCGTTGTAGCCCATTACTCCAGCAAACCATATTTCATCATTGAACATGAGCTGAGTTGGGTAGCCAAGATTAGCATGCGTGGACTTGGCACTTCGCCTGTGCCAAATTTGCATTAGGGTGATAATTCTATTCTGATGAAGTAGAAGCGCATTCTTCCTCTGGTGTTTAGAACACTTGCTTTTGCCATCATTACAATAGTTGGCAAAGTAGTACTCAAAGAACTCACCGTAATTTTCAGGCTTCAGAAGGTAGGCTTTACGCTCCTCGCGTTCATGCCTTTTTTCATACAGTTTGTGTGAAGTGGAAGCTTGCACATAATCACAGTACTTCAACCAATCATCATACTCCTTATTGGTTATACCTTTAATCACGTCCGTGCATTATGAAGTGGATAAAATCTTTCATGTGTACATTGAGCATTTTGGCTGCTTCAGCATTCCTCACAAAAAGCCATTCCGTAAATCTTCTGAACATCTTGATGTAGTCAGAGAGGATCAGTTCTTTGTTCTTCAGGTATTCAATCGACTTGGAATACTTTACTATTTGATCTGCATCCGGTTTCTCCTTATCCATCTCCTGAAGAAGTAAATCTGTAAGCTTGACTAGTATTTTGGGAGTAGTAGTTTTAGCCGATTTGCGTAGCTGATCAACATTGCTATTCTCTCTGTAGTCTCGTAGTGTCCTGTCCGAGACTCCTACTATTTCACATATCTCCTGATAGTTTAGATCGGAGTTAATTATCAGGTCTTCAGCCTGTGCAAGTTTTGCTTCTGTTGACAATGCCATGTCACAAATAACAGCCATGCATTAGTCATTTTTAACCTCAATATCTCATGATGCGACCTCTCGCGCCATCATGGGAAATCTCGGCTCATTATGGGTATTAGCCCTTTTATTGTGCCTTAGTTGACCGTTTCTTTGAGCATCTCATATGGAAAACTGGTGGACAATCATAGCGAAAAGTGAAGCTGCAACATGGCAACTCATTGGCGATATAGGCAAGTGGGGAGATATTAGTGCGGTGTCATTTTCGACTGAATTGACGGCACTGGAAGGCAAGCATAAGGTAATCAACATGAAGCTCCACTCAGGAGGCGGAAGCATAACAGAGGGCATACAAATGTATAACCGTGCTAAACGCAGCAAGTCCGATGTCAATATCGATGTGGAAGGCATTGCTGCGAGTATGGCCAGCGCACTTTTAATGGCAGCAAAGAAGAGAAGAATGGCCACACATGCCAGGCTTATGCTGCACCAAGGTAAAGGTGGAATTAAAGGATCTGCTAATCAGATATTGGAGTATGCCCTCCAGCTAAAAAAGTGGAACAATACGCTTGCTGGGATTTATGCTGAGGCCATAGCCTGGAAGCATCCAGAGCATGACGCACAGTGGGTTAAAGACAACTGGCTAGCTGAAGGTAAGGATACTTGGTTCACGGCTGAAGAAGCTTTAGAAGAGGGACTGATCCACGAAGTGTATGACAGTGAAAACCCCATAGAATCACTGCCAGCATCTGCCTCATACGAGGAGATGGTAGCGCATTATGACGAACGCATTAAAGGAGGGAATCCTCCATCAAATAAAGACCAATCAAAAATGAAGAAAGAACAATTGCTTTTAATGTTCGCTAGTGTGGGAATCACATTCGGGGACGAAGTAACTGCTTCAATGGAGGATTCTGAGCTTATCGGTCAGTTTAAAACTGAATTGAAAAAGCTGAAGAAAAAAGCCGATTTGGCTGACAGTCTCCAGGCGCAGTTGGACGCTCAAGGTGAAACCGAGTTTGATGACAAGTTGAAAGCTTGCATTAAAAAAGGTGTAATCACTGCCAAGCAAGGTGCACACTACGAAAAACTGGCCGAAAAGAATGGCAGGGATGACGTGTCTGCCCTGTTGGATGACATGCTGGCCGATGCTGGTGATGTAGATGACTTGGAAGGAAGCCTGAGAAGGAAGCCTAAAAAAGTAGGTAATGATCCTGCCCGTAAGGACTGGGATTACGCAAAATGGGAAAAGGAAGACCCCAAAGGTTTATTGGGGCTGGCCGATGATGACCCTGACACTTTCAAAGAATTGTTAGCCAAATATTAATCTAAGATGGATATACAAACTAGTATAGAAACCGCGAAAGTCCTTTACGCAAAGGATTTGGTAAAGAGTATTTTCCCAGAGGATTCTTGGATGAGTCGATCACGAGATGATTCGAAATACGTGAATGGAAAATCGGTCGAGCGATCTAATGTAGGTGGTAAGCCGAAAGTGAGACGTAACAAAGTTTCGAATAAAATTGAAGCTACCCGAAGAACGCTTGTAGCTGGTAATTACAACATTCATGAATTTTCGTCTGACCCTGAATTATTGATTTTCACAGAGGAATCATTATCAAACCCAGAGATGCGATCAAATGCGATTGATGAACATCAAAAGAGCATTAATGAACAGATAGGTCACTTCATGAAAACTCAATGGGCTGCAACCCTTCCTGCGCATATTGCAAGAACGAGTGGAGCTAATAGATTAGCGGCAGGCAAAGCGGCTACGGGTACAAGAAAGAAGCCTATCTATGATGATTTCTTAGCTGGTCTTCAAATTTTCTTGGATCAAGATTTAGTTCCGACAGACATCATGGTGCCTTCAAGTATGTTTATTGATATGCTTAAAATAGAGGAATTCACCACGGCTGATTGGGTTGATCAAAAAGCTGTACCTACCGGTAGAATTGGTTCAATATTAGGCGCGACAGTTTGGTCAGTATCACTAGGTGTGCATTATAGTAATGCTGCAACCCCTGTGATTCAGGAGTTGGTTCCAGAAGATGATGGAACAGACGAAGGGGTAACTTTTGCTGGCGGGGCTGCAAACAATCTGGGCATAATCATGTGGAATCATGAATTTGTCACCAGAGCTAAAGGGTCGGCAAAAGTTTTTATAGACCTCGACAATGCAGAAGCTCAGGGGACTCTAATGTCTGCAAATTGCCTTGCTGGCGGTGATAAATACCGCAAAGACGAAAGAGGCATTGTTTCTATTGTTGAAGCTGTAGGAGCCTAAACGTGAATTCAGCGCACAAACATATAGAAGAACTCATTGGAGCCATATTCGGCACTGGAAGTGGATTGGTAGTCGTAGGACTTACCAATCCACAAATTGAGTTCTTGATAGCAGTAGGTACTGCCTTCGCTTGTGGTGTGGCTGGAGCTCTTGGTGGTTACCTGGTTAAACGATCTACCAAAAAAAAAGAAGAAGAATGAAGGATATCAGTAATCACATATCATACCAGGAGGCAGTGAAGAGCCAGGCGGCTGAAAGACTTGGGATTAATAACACCCCAAATGAGGAGCAACTTAGGAACATGCAATTTGTAGGCAAAACCGTATTTGACCTAGTGAGACAGTTTGTTGGTGGTATCCTATTCATCTCATCCTTCTTCAGATCAAAGGTTTTGAACGCGGCTCTAGGCGGAAGTGAAACCTCAGATCATTGCAATGGATGTGCCATTGATATTGATGCTGATGTGTATAATACCAATGGAGTGACGAACAAAGACATCTTCTACTTCATCCTAGATCACCTTCACTTTGATCAACTGATTTGGGAATTCGGCACTGATGAAAACCCGGCATGGGTGCATGTGAGCAAAAGGAGACTTGGCCAAAACAGAAGGCAAGTTCTAAGGGCTTATCGAGACAAGAACAACAGGGTTCATTATAGACCATTTGAAAATGAGTAACAAGAAACCATTCAAAGAAACTGGCATCGGCAAGGTATTGGGATTCGTCCTGAAGTCCGGTGTGAAGAAGATACCCGTTGTGGGTGATCTAGTAGAAAACATTACTTCGAAAGACGGTGGCGAAGGCCAAGTGGACTATGCGAAGTTAGTAAATCAGACCATCCGTCTGATTGTATTCCTGATCATGGTATATCTATTCCTAAAAGGATCAGGCGAAGTAACAATTGATGAACTCCAAAGCTACTAAGATGGATACCAGAGTTAAACTAATATTCGACAAGAACCCAAAGCAAGAAGAGGTTTATCAGATCATAGGATCGAACCGATACTTCAAGGAAAAGAAAAATGCTTTAGAGGCTGTTTTCGGTAACGAGAATGATCTCCAAACGCACAAACGTGCTGACTACTACGAGGTAGGAGCCAGAAGTCAGAAGTCAGAAGCTGGAAGCCAAAAACCTCCAGTGAAAAAGGCAGTTCCTACCAAGTCAAAAAAGACTACTCCTAAAAAGGAGGAAGGCCAAGTTGTGATACCTGAAGGCACTCCTGTAAAGGACTGGAAGGTAGACGAGATCAAAGCCTGGATGGATCGCGAAGGCGTGAAATATACATCCAAGGACAATGAAGGTGATCTACTGGCCAAGGTAGAAGAACACCTGAAGCAAAATGATAACCCTCAAAAGCCTGAATAATGTCTACAAAGGGAGTATTAATAAGCAAAGAAACGCCCAATGTGGTAGCAGTTATCGGAGACCTTCGGGTCTCCGGTATCATTGCAGCTGCTTTGGTTGTTGCGGATAAGTTCGCACTGAATACTGTTTACAAGGTGAACAGCATTGCAGATGCTGAAATCACACTTGGTATCGATGCAGCTTATGACCTTACTAATAAGGTTGCGCTGCACCATCATATCAGTGAGTTCTACCATGAGGTAGGACTTGATAGCAATGTACCATTCTATATTATGGGAGTTGCCCAGGGTACTACTCTGGAGGACATGGTTGATCCAGCCGGAACGATAGGTAAGAAGTTCATTAATGACTCTGAAGGAAAGGCATTCCAGTTTGGAATCGCTTTGAATCCTGATGATGAATATGCGCCAACCATACTTGACGGCATGGATGAGGACGTTTGGAACGCCATTCCTAAAGCCCAGGCATTGGTAGATTGGGCATTCGATAAGATGTACCCTACGAGGGTGATCATTGAAGGCCGATCCTTCACGCCTAATGGTGCAGCTGCTGGTGACTTAAGAGACATCGATGATGTGAAAGCACCGAACGTGCATGTAGTAGTCGCTCAAGATTTTGACTATGCCGCTAAGGATGCATTACTGAATAAGTATGCTGCTGTAGGCACTGCACTCGGAACTGTGGCTTTGGCTAATGTTCATGAGAATATTGGGTGGGTGGAGCAATTCAATCTAACTGATGCAGGATCAGGCCGATGGTTAAACGCTGGCTTCAGCAATCATACTGATGCTATGGCCGCTCAGGAGAATTGGGATTTAATAGACCAAAAGGGCTACATATTCGCACAGAAGTACCCAAGAGTTGACGGCTTCAGATGGAACAATGATCATGCTTGTACGCCTATTGAAGTAGACGTGGAAGGTAACATGAACGAGGCTTATATCCGATTTGGTAGAACAATGGATAAGGTGGTATTAAGTGCCTTCTCGGCCTTGATCGGACGTGTTAAATCCCCTCAGCTGGTTGACCCAAACACGGGTAAGTTACAACTCGCAGTGATGGCCGATTTCAAACTTAGAGCCGAAAGGAAAATTGACCAGGACTTAGCTGGTGAGGTATCTGGCCGCGAAGTTTTAGTCGATAAGAATTCGAACCTATTGCCTCCGAGTGAAACGCTCGATATGGCAGTTAAAGCCGTGCCTTATGGCAGTGCGCAATCAATCAAAGTGAAAGTAGGACTTGTAAGAAACTTGTAATCATGGCAATAAAAACAGCATATGGGTGGAAGGATATTGATGTAGTGATTTTGGGTAATATTCCAATCTTCATTACCGAGATAACCTATGAAGTTAACCACGAAAAAAAGAATGGTTACGGCAATGGCAACAGTCCTAATCGAAGAGGTCGAGGGCGCAAGACTTACGATAATGTTCGAATGGTTCTTGGAATGGAAGAATGTATTCAAATCGAATTGGCTATTCAGAATCGATTTGGTAAAGGTTTCGATCCGACTGATCTGAAGCCCTTTGACATCCCTATTATATATGACAATGGTGATGTAGCTCTTCAAGATATCATATATGACTTCGAATGGACGCGTTGGGGACGTGGAGCTCAGGAGGGCGATATGGAGATTAACCAAGAGTGTCCGGGCATTTGCTCCAAAATCGATTTTAACCAACCCCTTTAAATAAATCATTATGAAAAACAAAATTCTAATCTGCCTAATGCTCATAACATTGACTACTAGGCTCAATTCAGCAAACTCTTTTATCATGGAAAAAACCGAAAATACCACGCATATGGTGGTGACAGTTACGCAGGAAAACATTGATGCTTGGATGGATCAATATGGCGAAGCGAAAGTTCATGCTTTTGAAGTGCCAGTGGATGGCAGCTATGAGAACTACATTATTGGTTACGTTCGTGAGCCAGCTGATGGGGTACTTAACAACTACCTACGCAAGTCAGACCGTGACCCTATTGGGGCTGGTAAAATTCTGATCAATACTATTTGGCTTGGCGGTGATTCTGCAATTAAGGATAGTCTCGAATACCGAATGGCTTTCATGGGTCAGCTGACAGAAGTACTAGTCGGTGGCCAAGGCAGGATCGTTGAAAAGAACTCTGCTATTAAAGAGCTTCCTGATCAAGTGGTTCACAGGGTTGAAGTGCCATTGGATGAGACTTATGAAGAGTACATCGAGGGCGTGGTGAAGCACCCTTCTCCAGGGCTTTTGAATGAGTACTTGCGCAAAGCGGACAGAGTGCCTTTGGATGCTGCTAGAAAGTTGGTTAATACGATCTGGATCAAAGGCGATGAACGCATTAAGACAGAAAGAAAATACCTCATGAGTTTTGTAGACTCATTAAGTGAGGTTCTGGTTGGAGGCCAGGGCAGGGTAAAAAAGCTATCGCGCTCACCTCAGAGCTCACCGAAGTAGATCACTTTAATGCGTTGATCAAACTGCATTTTAAGATTGATCCTGAAACGTTGAGCGAAGAAGACTGGTCGCTCAACGTTCAGCAGTTAAACTGGTTAATGGAACAAAATCACATACCTGGAATAGTTTACAAGAAACAGTAATGGCACAGTTCACCATTGAAATATCAGCAAGAATTGGAGCGGCTTTCGGCATAAGAACGGGTGTTTACATCCCTCAGTCGGAAGCTGCTTTGATTTACGAGCCCGACTATTCAAAATCGGAGATACTTCCTGGTGCACTTTTACAGAACCAACCCTTTGACGAAATCAAGGTTGTGACTGTTCCAATCGGTGATGAAGCTGCTATTAACTACACCTTCCCATTTGATCCGCTGGTAGATATTAACTACGTGAAGAAGGTCACAGAAACGGAAGTTTTCGGTGGAGCTTCAGTAGTTGAAATGGCTGGAGCTAAAGAGGCGGACATCAGGTTTCGCGGTGTGCTTTGGAACAAAGATGGGTACTTTCCAGACGCTCAGTTAGAAGAGCTATTGGCTGTCTTCAGGGAAGATACTTACCTAGACGTGGTAAGCTCATCGCTATTCCTTCATCATGGAATCAATTCACTCTATATAAAGAGTGTGATGCTTCCAGCTCTCGAGGGATACCGTGATACGCAGCCATTCATCATTACTGCAAGGGAAATAGTACCTGTAGAACTCGAACTCTTTGAATGATGGGTAAACACCAGGAACTAAGAGAGCTGCTTTTCAAACTGCTGAAGGGAAACATTCCAACCCAGACAGTTGAAGCCAAAGTGACATCGGTCGATAAAGAGCATCGCACCTGTGAGCTCGAGCCAACGGATGGAAGTCCAGCTCTTTACGAGGCCAGGCTAACCAGCGTGGTGGATGATCAGGTTAACTACCTGGTAACTTATCCGAAAGAGGGAAGCATAGTGCTGGCCACAGTGATCAATAACGATCCAAAGGATGTACATGTGCTGGCCATTGGCGAAGTGGAAAGTATAGAGATGAAAATAGGCTCGATGTCTCTTTTTCAAAATGCTGAAGGACATGTTTTCAATGGTGGTGGAAACGGTGGAATGGTAATCACGCCAACGCTCAGGGATGAGTTAAACAAGACAAATGAATTGGTTGAGGCTTTGGTTCAGGTGATTAATGGAGCTCCGGTACCAGAGCCTGGTAACAGTGCTCCGAGTGCGTTGCAGACTTCGCTGAAGGCAGCGATTATCGGCAAGCAGCTTGGGGACTATTCACAGATTGAAAATAATAAAGTGAAACACTGATGGCGAATGACTTTCTACTTGATGATGACGGTGATATGATGATCAGAGATAATGATTTCGTGGTAGGTGACTCCACCTTCCAAGACATCAAACTGGTGATCCAAAGCGCGCCTGGAGAGTGGAGACCATTCCCGACAATTGGTGTAAATGCTACCAACTACCTGAAGAGCCCAGATGCTTCCAAGGATGGACTCTTGAATGAGATCAAGAAGCAAGTAAAGGCCATTGGTATACCGCTTAAGTCGGTGTACATAGATGGTAATGGGGATATTAAAGTGGATGTGAGATGAAACGGTATATCGTTACAGAAGGGCAAACTTTGATGGATGTGGCCATAGCTACTTATGGCGATATAACTGGAATGTTTACGCTCATAGAAGACAACTCGCTTGTTTCCTTAACGGAATCCTTGATTCCTGGCCAAGTGCTTAACTACAATGGATCACTTGATCTAAGCGAATCGAATAACAATCTGACCATAGCCCCAAAAAGCACAAAGAAACGATACATAGTTTCTTCAGGTCAAACCTTGATGGATATTGCGATAGAGGTTTACGGTGACATCACTGGTATTCTTCGATTGATTGAAGACAACCCTGCACTGACCACAATTGACAGTGAGCTTTTATCTGGGCAACTATTGAGATATGATAGTTCTTATTCGGTCAATCAAAAGGTAGTCGATTTCTATGCAGCCAAGGGCTTGAATGCGAATACAGGCACTGTTGAAGAGGAAGAGGTGGTTGAAGAAACTGGACTTAATTCATCTGAAGGAACATTGTTGATCTCATTTGACTCCATTACTTTAAAAGCGTATGACCAATGAATTTAGACCGAACCTTCGCCCAGATCAATACTATTCTTAATAATGTATGGAATGGAGTGTATGCTACCGTGGCACCTGTTCTGAAAGCAGCATCTACCCACGCAGTAAGTGGGTCTTTAACTTATAATCTGAGCACCTTCTCCTTTGACTTGGGAACAACTTTAGGCGCGAATGTTACCTCATTGGTACTTACTAATGGAGTGAAAGGAAAGACTTGCACAGTTAAGCTAAAGCAAGATGCTACAGGCGGTAGAACCTTTGTTTTTGCTGCTCCGCATGCTTTTAGCACAGTCTATGTAGCTACTGATGAACGCCTTTTTCCTGACAATGTGGTCTATATCTGCATTCTCAATCATACAAGTCACGCATCAGATCATTATGATAACATTGCTACACGGTGGAAAAAGAAAGTCAGCTTTAAGAATAATGTAGTACCTATAATGTCCACTGTTGCTTTGAAAGTAGATAAGTTGGAAATAGAAGTAGTAGCCGATAATCAATACCTCGTAACCGCAACCTACGATGTCCAGTACTAACCCCTCATACGCCACATATAGAGATAAAACGGAGGCTTTATTTTTAACCAAAGAAGCCCTTCTTGTAGATGTTACGGGTGTGGTGCATTCTGCTAGGTTTAGAAAATTGAATAGTGCTGGATTACCCGTTTTTGCAGGTCGCGAAACCTATAAAGGCGTTGATAGTACTGGTAGTGGGATTTATGAACCTATTAGTAATGATGTTCAGTTTGCAGCAAGGCAGTTTTTCAGAACAAATGGGACTAATCAGCGCATAAATTTTGAATATAGACTAGAGGCAATATTCAATAACTTCTTGAGTCCCTTCTCAATGGTTATCTGGTTGGATACGGATGGTAGTACTGGTACTGTATTTATTCAGATCAATGAATATTTTATGCTTGAAATAAACCCTACATTAGATAGGATTGGGTTTAGGATTGGTTACAACCCATTGTCAGGGGCAGGTTACTACCACGCATTTAGAGCCCCTAATGGAGCATTCCCAACAGGGGGAGGTCTTAATAAGCTTGGCATAACCATTGATGCACTAGGTAATTCAATGGATGAAACTAATGTTAATTTTTATATTAATGACGTTCACTATCCGAGTAATGCTCCATACGTTAATAATGATGGGTATGAACCAAATAATTTCCCATTTAACGGAGTTCTTAGAGGTCAAAGAATGGAATTTGGAAGGTATGTGGACACATATTATGAACAGGAGGACATTGGCGAAATTGCCATTATAAATAGAGTATTAACGGAAAGCGAAATAAAAAACTACGACTTTGATAAATCAGAATGTCATTTCTATGCGCCAGCCAAGGAGGGGTCGGGTTTGGATTGGAAAGATTTAGTGAACGGTATTAGTGCATCCTTTAGTAATGGATTAACGTCCATGATTCAAACTGACGCAAAAGGAATGGGGTATTCCTATTTGAATGAATTTGGTTACAATGAAGTAAGTGGTGTATATAAGGCAGCTTCATTAGCTAATCCAAATCTAGGGAGTGATGGTAATCAATTGGTTAATAAAGGTAAGCTCAATTTAAGAGCTCAATTAAAGAATGCCACTGCGTTATTGCTGAACGGTACTACACAGAAAATTCAATTCGATTATGAGCCAGTTTCAATCTATTTGAATGGCGCGGATGATACGGTTAACTGGACTATTGCAGACATTGGAGGCGGTAACTGGACTATTGCGCCAAGCGGTTCTAAAACGGTCTATAACCTATTAATCAACGGAACACAGCATTACACTTGCATGGAAGGTAATGGAGTAGGCTTAACGGATGATTCTGGCAATGGAAATCATGCTGTAATTACTAACGCTGTATTGCCAACAATTTGGACAGCCACGAATAACTACCATTACGCTCACGTGAATGGTTATTGGTCGTATAAAGATGGCAGTTCGAACGAAATCAAATCAGCTATTGATAGAGGCGCAATTATCACTTCTAACGCTGTTACTTATAACAAAGTAGGCTTCGTGAACGGAGCGAAGCAGGGCAACCAATTCAACGGAGCGTCTGACCTTCAAATGCCTAATGTTGCGTCTGTTCATTCTACAGTGAGAGGACTAAGCAAGACAAAGGCACAATGGATAACATTCGCAGACAGTAGCGACTATGTGTATTTCACATCCACAGGAGAAATCCTTATTACAAATTCAGCTTTAACAGCAATTGAAATTTCTAGACTATGAAAATAACATTCAATTTACTAGCGCAAAAATATGGATCAAATACCAACGTTTCTTCCGTTGTGAGAGCAATGGGCGACCTGCTACCTGATTCGAAAAAAACTAGGTATACGGATGGATACATTACCTACGACATAGAGGACGTTGATTTTCTTAATATCTGTGAATTTTTCGAACTTGATTATTGGCCATTTCTTGAGGTATTAATTGGCGTTTTTGACGCTTTAAAAGCATCAGAAATTACAAAATACGGCAATCAGAGATCAATAATTAGTAGCATTGAACTATTAGTGAAAGCGACTCCCACTTTCTTAACCACTACCATACCAGCAGGCATTATGGGTATTGCTGAAAATACAGCCCTCGGAGCATTACCCACTTTGAGCGAATGGATGACAGACAATGTAGTGCCGTCTGAAATTGAGGGTTATCTCTATTTTCCGTTACTAAAAGGAACGGCTCAGCCAGACATGTATATGATGTTCGATTTCATTTCGTTTGCCGATTCTTTTCCAGCACTGGAAATTGAAATGCTGACAGTGAGGGAATATAGGGAGTTGGTCAGTAATAATGAAGAGGAATAATGTTCAGTAATTAATAATAAGTGAGATGGCACGAACCCCTAAAGAATGGTATAATATCATAATAGCAGAGAAAGAATCTCAGGCTAGCTTGACTGACCTTGGTTATGAAGGTGACGATGCTGATCAGCTTCTAGCTGATATTGACAGTGGCTCTCCAGTGTCAATATGGAGGCTTTTGGTTTGGTTGTTCGCATACATGGCCAGTTTCCTGGAGACGTTTTTTGACCTATTCAAAATAGAGGTAGATAACAAATTGAAAGCGATTCCTGGAAACGCTGATAGCCTTCATAAAGAGATCAGGAAGTTTCAATATGGCGATGATCTAATCTTTAATGCTGATGGCTCATATGGATACGCTGTAATAGATGCCACCAAACAGATTATCAAAAGGGACTCTATCAATACTTCGATTTTCGGTACACAGGTGAAAGTGGCGAAAGAAGTGGCTGGTGATCCTGCGCAATTGACCAATGACGAGCTCACCGCATTCCAAGGCTATTTGAATGAAATCCAGTATGCGCAAAAACGATTGATTGCAACGAGCGACAATAGTGACAAGCTGAAGCTGATTTTGTCGGTGTATTACAATGCAATTGTACCTATCGCCACAGTCAAATTAAGAGTGGAAACGGCTATCGTTAACCATCTAAAAACATTGAACAGCGACACTAATTTTGATGGCTCTTTCTTTCCTTTAGATTTATTGATTTCCATTCGCGGTACTGAAGGAGTGATCAACGTGGACGAAGAAACTATCGAGGGTCGCACTGATCTGGGTGAATTCGCTCCAGTGGACAGGGTGTACTACCCAGCGAGTGGTTACTACAAGATTGACAATGACTTCGATTTATCAGACACTATAACCTATGTAGCACAATGAATTTCAATTTTGATTTTGCGAACTTTGCCCGTGATTTTGTGCCGATTGATATGCGCAAGCCTATCATTGCATCATGGCTCAAGGGCATTCTCAAACCTCTAAAAACCATGTTTGAAGAGTTCAATTCCTTTGTGGCCATAAAGAGGGACGAATACAAATACACAGGTAAAACTATCAGCCTTAGAAACCTATTGATCAACAATTTCGGGCCGGGCATTATAGTAGAGAATCAACAGCCCTCTGGAGTACCTTATTTATTGGGAGATACGGCTTATCCATTCAACCAATTACTTGGCGATACAGGCTACGGCCTAAATCCATTACTCGATGAAAGTGGAACGGCTGATCTGAACGATGTTGATTTCATTGTAAAGGTGCCAGTCGTATTGGCTGCGGACTTAATTCAAATAAAAGGGCTTGTACAGAAATACGCTGTAGCCGGAATGACTTACACAATAGAAGAGATATGAAGAAACTTACTTTTCAAGCTCCTGGCATCGCGCAAGAGTTTGCCAGAACCTCACACAAACTACATCAAGACGCCCTGTTGGAATCTATAAAACCTATTGTATTAGGTCTTGGAGCTTCAGACGGGGATTACACGGTTATTTATGGGTTAAAGGCTGTTGCTGGAGCTCCTGATTGGGAAATATCTTCAGGCGCAATTTATCATGAAGGCGAAGTGTTTCTTTGTGATGGAATTACTGGTAACTCAGGTGGCAACGTGCCTGTTTTAACCCTTTCACAAACGGCAATTGGTCAGCCTTCAAAGCTCAGTAATTTCACTACTGCCAATACTCATTTTGACCGCAAAATGGTTTTAAGCTTTGCGGCTTCAGGTAGCGCAGATGTGGATTATGCAGATCTAGTTTATTTGGTCGACAAGATGACCGTTCTACTAGATATCGAGGCAAAGCTTACCGCCTTGAAAGATTCAATATTAGGAGGTGCAGGAGGCGCATTTGACACGCTTTTAGAGCTTCAGGCCGCTTTGGGTGACGATGAGGATTTTGCTGCTACTGTCACCTCTCAATTGGCTTTAAAAACAAGCCTTGGTGTTACTACTTTGGATCACACTAATTATACGGAAGGTCTGAATTGGAATGTCGATAATTCCAGTCGTCTGAAGAAAGATAATAACGGATTGGTTCAAGTAGCATTAAGGGTTATTAACGATGGAGCCTCTAGTGCTAACAGAACTCTAGCAACGCTTCCTGTAGGCTATCGATCACCTATAAATTTAGCTACCAATGCGATAGAAAGCGCGTTTTACTATGGTGACGATAGTGGTAGAGGTGTGCCTTATGTGATTGGTATCAATAATGATGGTACAATTACAATTCCTATAATGGATGGCACCCGAATTCCTTCAGAACTATTCATCAATATTACTTTCTTTAATTCTTAACCGAAATTTAACTGGGGTCTTTGTCGTCCTTCAGCAGTTTAAATATGTCTAATTTCAAAACAACAACTGCATGCGTAAGACGCACATTAAAACCCCAATTACTTACTATGGAGGTAAGCAATCAATGCTTCCTCATTTACGTGAAATAGCACCGGAACATAAAGGCTACACAGAGTCTTTTGCTGGTGGTCTGGCCTATCTGTTTGATAAGAAGCCTTCTAAATTCGAAGTGATCAATGACACCAACGGTGCTGTTGTGAATTTCTATGTTCAGTTCAAAGAGAACTTCTCAGAGCTTAATAAAATGGTTCAGTCTACACTTCATTCAAGGAAGTGTTATCAGGACGCAAAAGTCATTTATGAGAATCCACATTTGTTTGATGAAGTAACCAGGGCTTGGTCATTCTGGTTACTTACAAATCAAGGCTTTGCTTCTAAGATTGGGAGCTGGGGCTACGATAGGTCTAGTGGTGGCATAGAGAAGCGTAATTATAATAAGAAGCTTCTTTTCATTGAGGATATTGCTGCCAGGCTGGATCGCGTCCAAATTGAGTGCGGAGATGCCATTAAGGTTATTCAAAGCCGAGATACGCCTTCTACCTATCACTACGTTGATCCACCTTACGTAAGCTCTAATCAAGGTCATTATGGAGGTTATACGGTAGATGACTTTGAAAGGCTCTTACAATGTCTGGCATCGATACAGGGCAAGTTTGTTTTATCAAGCTATAACGAACCCATATTAGAACAGTATAGCCGGAAGTATGGTTGGACTAACTTTAGGTATGAAAAGCAGCTATCAGCTTCTAAATGCGGTACAAAACGTAAGGTTGAAGTGCTGACCGTGAACTATGATCCAGGACTGTTCGGGTAGAAAATAACCCGGACGTTTGTCGTCACTCATAGCAATGCCACAAGCCGGACTCGTGAGAGCCCCGTCCGGGTAAGACATACAGACTTGTGGTTTGATTGTAATAAGAGTGACGACATCACAAATGTAATGTGAGAAAGCATTATATTCAACCTGAGAACGGTTTAAAAAATGTACATCTGAAACGCTAAATTTTATGTACATGCCAAAAGGCCGATTTTAAAGGGTTGAAATAATCAATACTG